CAGCAGCAGGAGTAATAGTACCACCAGATGCAGTAATAGGAAGAATGGTATCAGTAGCATCAGCAGGATTAATATCGAAATCATCAGCAGTTCCTCCGATAAATGTAAGTCTACATCCCAATACTGTTGAAGCTTCTGGAAGAGTCATAACATCTGCACTATTACTAACAAAAGTTTTACCACATTGAGCTGCAGTTATTGTTGTAGTAGTAGAAGCTACTTGGCTTTGCTTCATGCCACTAAGTGCTCCAGTACCGTCACCTACGATTGCACCTGTTACAGATAAAGGTCCAGTAATAGAAGGTGAAGAAACTATATTCAATTTATCTCCAACTTTGGTACAAGTAAGACCTGTACTACATTTGATCTTATTAAAAAGACCTAAATTAGTTGTACCCGCATAACTTTCGAATGCGTTTGCGAAACTTGTCGCAAATACTATAGTTAATAGAACCATTAAATTTCTCATTATTTTGCTCCTTTATTAGTTTGTCTGTTTCCTAAAGTTCCCATTGCTTGTGCCATCGCTGGTAAACCTTCAGTTAAAGCTTGTTGTCTCTGCGCCTGCATTTGTCTTTGCTGACGTAAAGCATCCACTTTATTCTGAGGATTATTTAATCCAGTCGGTAAATATAAACGATCTTCATATAGATCTGCTAGTTTATCTAGATTTAATTTATCAAAAATACCTGGTTGAATCTGACCCACGTTATTAATCATCGCTACGAACCTATCGATTACAGGTAAGTCAGCTGCCTTCTGCGCTTGTGCAAATACAGAAATAAACTCAGTCCTTAAAAACTCACCCTGCAAACTCTCAGGAGGTGGCTCAAGATATGGATCTTCATTCAATACATAGTCCATTACGAATTCGAGTACTGGGTTGTTGTAAGTATAATTAAGACTTTGTAAGTTTGGTCCAATGATTAACTGTTGCTCCTGCACTACGGCATTAGTCTCAGTTGCTGTACGAGTCTTTGGATTCCTAGTTAGATACAACAAATAGTCAGCATAATACAATTCACGTACCTGCGTCCTTAGATCGCCTACGTCTTGATTTAAAGCTGCTATCTGTGGATTTACCTGGAACACAGGTTTAAGGCCACCTTGAGCCAATGACTGCGCATCCAAGGGTATGTAGCTATTTGGTGCTGTACTAATATACGACTTACGTAAATGTGCGGGACCTTGCACTGCAGGTTTAAGCATCTGCTCGAGAGCAATATCTTTACCTATAGCTTTTTTATTTAATGACTTAATTGATCCAAGGGCATCGAGTGTTGGTCCCTTTTCTCCATATTCAAAATTATCAGAACTATCCGAACGTCCTACGATGAATGGTTTACGACTTGAAGCAGTCTTCTTTAAGAACACTTCTTTATCGTCAGGATTAGGACCTTCTGAACCATTCGACATAGTGTCGGTAATATACTCTGCATTCGTTCCACCTAATTCATAGGTCATCGAGATCCATGGTTTGTTGAGCAGAATATGCGGTTGTTCATTGTTAAACATTTTATTAGGCATACAGATGTGCACTACGTCCACCTTTTGACTGTAGGCTCCATCCTCGTACATCTTACGGACTCGTGAACTAAAATTAGACCAATCCCAATTACCATTTTTCTTACGTCCATAAGCATCTACGAGAGCTTTTACAGTCAGAGAAAATTCTCTAACCAACACATCAGCCACACCTAGATTATTATTTAAGACAAAATATGAGCCAGGAGTAAGGTTATGAAAATGCAAACCTGTGGGAGTCTCATCAATGTAATGAGCACCAGTATTAAACACACCAAAATCATAATAAAACCCACCAGCAGAGTAATAAAAATTACTTGATGTCAGAGTAGTTAGTGTCTTACGAGTAAACTTCTCAAGCCATTCTCTATTAGCAGGAAACTTAGTACGCTCTGGATCTGCATGACCAATCCTATACCAAGGTCTAGACGCTGAGGTATTACCCTCAAGGAATCCAGCTACGTACGAACGCAAGGCAAGTATATGTGTAGCGTCTACAATATGTTGATTGTTACGCTCACCCTCAGTTTGACTTAGCATCCATCTAATACGATGTGGAAGTGCCCATTTACCACACTCAATCCACGTACCTCGGACCTTATCGAACTTCTGTTTACATTGATATCTTAAGTATTCGCATTGTCCCTTTGAGTGTACATCCATTTATAACCCCATAAAATCTTTTGAAGGATTTACAAGTGGGTTCACTGCTGAACCTCCACCATAAACTCCATAATTACCAAGTGCAGCTTGCCTAGTGATACCACCAGCTTTAGATGCTGCGATATCTACCTGTTCTTTACGTTTATTCTCTGCTGCAATCTCTGCTTGTTGTGCAGCTCTAGCGGCGTCTATCTCTGCTTGTCGACCAGCATTTTCTCTTTGTTGATTACGTCCAGATATTTCACCTACAAACTCATCAACTGCTCTACCTATATCGTTTATAGGAATAGCATTACCACTTGTATCTACTCCAAATGTTCCACCACTTGCAAAATTGACATAAGCATTTAAAAATTTATTAGTATTATTAATATTCAAAGATGTAGCTAAATCATCAGCACCTCTAGAAATACCTTTAACCAATGGATCAGCTACACCACTAACTGCACCTTGAACAACATCAGTACCAGTCTTAACGATATCACTAACAAATGTACCAAGAGGATTAGGTGCATCACCACTATCATCTTGACCTGTAAGATCTTTCCACCAACCCATATCTAAACTCCTCACGTCTCTTTTATACTTTAATTTATAACACCTAAAGTCAATATCTACCAGTTACCCTACTGCATTACATCTCATCGTAGTCAATCTCGTGCTCAGGCATCTGGTAAACCCCATGGCCTGTTTCTCGATTCATTGGATCTGTGTACCTATCATTCTCTGGAAGTCTCTCTAGTACCGGTCTAGCGAACGTGAGTGCTAGTCCATCGGCGATGTCAGGTGATGACCCTACTCGCTTCTTAATGTCGAGCTTGGGTTCCACTATCTTCTTCCCTGTTATCTTATGTCGTCCACCTTTAGCCCAGCTTAACTGCTTCTTCATGTCATCTAACCACTCAGGCTGTGCTACGTCCAGGATACCACCCTCTAACAACCATAGATTAGCCATGTAATACATCTGTGCTCTGACGTTAGCATACTCTGAGTCCTTAGCATCGTACGTATTAGTCGGCTTACTGGCGAACGATACCAACTCCCAGGCTTTACCTGCGTTATTAGCCAACGTCTTAATAGCAGTTCCCTCGCCTTGATCGACAAACACCGCATCTGCACCCAATAACTGCTCCCAGTAACATAACCGTAGGTACGTAAACATATGATCCTGACCCTCTGCACGGTCCAGTTTATACCGCTCGAGCATCTTAGCGTAGTGTCCTTGTCGGTACCAGATTACAGTCTCATCTCCACCAGTCCAGGCAGGGTCACAGGTCAGTACTACAGGCACAGGCGAGACCGTAGAGACATCAAATCCTTTAGCCCTTACAACTGCAGCCTCGACAGTCTCCTGGTTAATAATAGAGTCTTTAGCTGTTTTACGGGGTAGTCCTCTAACACGTACTCTAAACTCATCGTGATCCGGATCGCCTCCGCACTCAAACAACCAAGTCTCGATCTGTTTAAGGTCGATGTGTCGTAGTGTACGGGTATCGATACGCCGTGAGTGCCACTGTGGGGAAGTCATATTCTGTTCAAACTTACTATTAGGGTCATCCGAATTACCGAACGCTAACCACAATTTAATAGTATCTACGTCGGTCATTGCTCCAGACGCATAGTCCCAGATAACTGCAGGAATACCAGGCGCTTCTTCAAAGGTATATAGTATCGCACCGCCTTTATTGTGCAGTCCTGATATACTCGTGGGTGTTGCCTCATTCCATGTGACAACGTCTAATCGCCATGTCTCACTAAGCGTCTCATCCTTAGCCTTAATACTCTGTCCGAGCTTGTCAAAGAACATCCCCCCAAACCGTGCGAGTCTATACCATCGATCGTACTCAGGCCATACTACGCTTGTCATCTGAGGCAGGGTATTAGCAGTAATACGTCCACGTACTCGCTGGGTATACATTAACATGAACGTAGTCATGGCTCCAAAGGCTGTCTTAGCTGCCCCGTTACCAGACGATACGCAGAGTCTATATGCTTCATATCTTGTCCGGGGATCACTTAGATGTCGACTTAACTTAGCCCATTCTTCCATCTGCCAGTCGTACGGCGCTTCATGCTCCAGCTCAGTACTAACCTCACCAAACGGAAAGATTAAATAGACAAGCTTACAGAAGTCATATCTGTGGGTATCAATCAATCGTTTAAATAGTTCAAAGTCAGCAGGGTCGTGTGTGGTCATACGTTATCTCCAGTCTCTAGTGTAGGCAGTATAGAAATAAAACTATTCCTATCACCACATCTAGGACACTCTAACGTAAGAATATTAGTTGAGTGTATCTCTATGATACTAATCCATCTATTACTACACTGTACGCATAACGCCAGTGCATTCATCCACTGCTCAGGCTGTACGGATATCTCTGGTGCTTTACGGTAGTCGTCTAGATTGATTACGTTATTCTCGGTGTCGTATGTATCTATATGTGACTGTATCTCTATACTCATACTGTTACCTCTGTCTCTGTGGGGGTTACGATGTCAGTGTTACTATACATACTAACATCTATTACTCTCTCATCAGCTCTACGTTTACTGTCTAACAGTATGTTACTCATTTTTTTACCAATCTCGTGTTCGATTCGTTGAGTCTTCTTGAACGTACCTACTTCAGATCCGAGCATCTCTACAGCTTTTAGTTTATCCCAAAACTCAACCTCAATAACTTTACCAACTACAACCCTCACGCCATTCGGATCAACATCATATAGGTTCTTAGCTTTGAACTTTTTAATACCTCTTCTAGTCTCATACGGAATATCTTTTAAATTCTCAATAAACGAACCATCTGGATTACACATCTCCGCAGGGTCTATGTTAGCAACCTCTTTGACCCTTTCGATTATCTCAGCAGCATCAAACCCATGCTTCATTACAGCCCTGTCACTGATCGCTTGAATAGCGGCATGCACGTCAGCCATGCCTCGTATCCTCTGTCCTGTAGGCACTGTTATACCTATAGTACGTGAGGTCTGCGCGACGTTTCTGCACTCGAGGTATGTCTTTATAAAATTCAGTATGTTGACATCATCACGACGCTTAGGGGACAGAGTCCTATCTAGAATAGCACTAACCTCGACTGCATCCATTTCTTGAGACTTACTGTGCGAATCAACACTAACAGTAGCAAGCTTACGATTCTTATCAATAGCAAGCCCTACGGGCGGTTTGGGGATAGTTGGAAAGTGTGGACGAACTGAAGGTGGAAGTGGCATAGTCATATAGATGTGGTCTCCTTTTCGTGGTCTGAGATATGATACCAAAAATTTATCAGACGTGCTGTAAAAAAAATTATCAAAATTATAATAACGTTTCACTTCATTTCGTCTATAAAAATTTACCACAATATAAAATTACCTTGAAATATATGGTAAAAATCGAAAAATATTTTGAGACAACCTATTTCTGTGCGCGGCTAAGTTGCGTTTTTTGATGGCCCCTCCTGGCTCTAGTCATCTCTTCACGCTTCCACGCGTACTTATAAACTCTATATGATCTCGCGTGCGCGGCTTTATATAATCTTTATAATCGTTCGTAGTTTTCGATAGGTATTTATAAATTCTCAACGATCTATGCAGCGTTTGAAATTCTTTCAACGACTCATCATTACTCTATGACTTGTAGATCATGTCGTCGTTTGAAAAATTTTCAAAGAGGCCGTGAAATTTTTACGTATAGATAGTTGTCATCTGTCACTCTAATACTTCCTACATCTATCTGCGCTCGAAAACGTTTGGCATGCGTTTCGCAATGTAATTCTGCGAGTGAACAAAACCAGAATAGGAGTATAAGATGGATAGAGTAGAGATATTATTATTGAGTTTAGTTGTAGTTGCTGGGGCAATACCAATTGCACACACATGGTATAGTTCTAGAGTGTGGAACAAGACAATGCAGTCTCAAGCAAGAGAGGACAAACTTAAGGAAGTCGAGAGTCTTATTCAGCACGTGAAGACTATGACAGCACTAAAGGTTGTAGCAGAGCCTAAGGCAATAGTAGAGCCGCCAAGCCTTGAGAAGACTGCGGTGATACCTAAGCGAAGGGGAAGACCTAGCAAGGCGGTAACAACATGTTAATCCCAATGCCAGTGTTAGAAATTTATACATATTCAGTAATTGGTTTAATAATATTTGGAACTTTTTACGCAATGACGAGAGGTTAGAGATGGGAAGGATATTTGTAATGATTGCCATATGCGTATTTATGGCAATGACTGCTAAGAGTGCATTTATATTGTTTGTGTTCTTAGTACATGTGCCAGTTGTCATAGGTATGGAAGTCTACAGGTATAAAGAGAGTAAGAGAAGAACTAGAGAATATTTAAACGAAAAAAGGACGGTGTAAAATGTACATATTAGTATTGTATTTCGGAGTGAAGATGAGTGTAACGAGCGCGATACAGACAGAGTATCTCACGAGCTATGAAGAGTGTCAGACTTTAGCAATGCAACTCAAAAGCAAGTTACCTGTGAGATTAGGTCCGATACGTTGGGAGTGTAAGCGAGGTCATCATGTACTTTAAAAAGTTTTACAGAATGCCATCAACTACATTTACCCTCTTGCACGCTGAAGGTGTTGAGATATGTGGAGAGTGTGACAAGCTGAATGTGAAAGGTAGCAAGCGCAAGTGTTGTCGCAAGTCTACGCCATTTGACGTTGCAAGTTTACTGGACGCAGAGATGATTTACATAGACGATAAGGCGAAGAATATCAGTGTGGTCATTGAGAGGGTTTTAGTGTTTTAAAATCCGTGACGCCCCTTGACGAACTGCATAGGTTCTTGTAGTTTGTCAAGAGATTTGATGTGTTTATAAGATAAGTTGATAACTATTATCATGTTATAAGCATTTATAACGATTATAATTATGATAAATCTACTTGAGTTGTTTAGTTATAATTTATAATTATGATAAGATGAAAACTATTATCATGTTATAATTATAATTAAACCTTTCAAGTAGATTTATAATTATAAGATGATACTTATTATCATGTTATAATCTATACACAGCGTGTAATTGCTACATTTATAAGCATTTATAAGCTGATTTTGCATAATTTATAAGCATTTATCATAATTATGACGCGGTGCTATTATAAAAAATATTATAAATTTTATTATTGACATAAAAATGACGCTGTGCTATCTCTATAACTGCATTATCAACAATGTTTTAGGCGGTTTACGCATGTAAACGTTTCTGCCTAACCATTACGATTGAGATGCATTCTATAGAGATGTGTGAAAATTAACGCGCCGCTCTTTATAAAAACCCAATAAAAACATCATTATAAAGGACCACAATCAATGAAATTATTAATAAATCATTATAATTATAACACTGCCAAACTAGAGCATCAGACTGCCTATGATGCTATGTGCTTAAAGCTTGCCTACATGGGTATAGATAAAATCTTTAGACCGCGAAGCATTGCCCCTAAACACGAATTCTTGTCCTTTATCATTGAGGTTGAACCTATGCCTTGTAGTTTTGAGGCTTTTTCTCTCACTCTGCCTGAAGACCATGTAGGTGTAACTCATGAAT